TGAGAACAAATACGAGGAAGATCTAAAGATTATAAGAGACGAAGCAGCCGAAATAGACGACTTTTTAGATATGTATGATGAGAGACAACACGAAGACTTCAATGGTATCGTGGTAAGCATATCAAAGGGCAGACCGATCATATTCGTGATTGACAACCAAATGACTTGTTGTGAAAAAGTCGGAGTCGAAATTATGTTTCCGGAGGGATTATCTCGCGATGATTTTATCGGGGCGATGATTACGAATGTCAAATGGGGAAGAGAAGGACGTGATGAAGAAATTGACTATTGTTTTTCCGAAATTATAATAGAGACGACGATTGGGAACTTGACACTGACGGCCTTTAACGAACACAACGGATATTACTCACACGATGTTATTGCGTGCTTCAACGATGAGATCGAACACTTCAGACTATGACATATTGACACTTCGTGTTATAAAAGTATCACACGATATGATATGTAAAATCAAATATGGAAGAAAAGACACTCGAATATTATTATGAGGACGGGACACACATTATCTTCAATAACTACACAATAAGTACTTGTGGTACTATACAAAATACATCAGGGAAGAAAATAAGTTATTTCAAGACGGGGAAATACAGTAGGTGTGGTGTGCACGACGAAGACTTAAATTTACGAAAGATACAAGTCGGACGCGCAATTGCTTCGACGTTTTTAGGACCACCCCCGGCCCCATTATATACTGCTGATCATATAGACAAAAATCCTGAAAACGACATGCTCCAAAATATCCGATGGTTATGCAAGAAGGGGCAAAATAACAATCGGACTATGCCATATACTTATAGTTCTGCGTTTATAATCATAAAAGACGGTCTTGAAAAAACCGCGAAACAATGGGTTGAATATTTGAAATTTGAAAAGAACCATATGGGTCGTGAATATACCAAGGATATGATAACAACATACGCTAATAGAAAACATCATGGGTTTGGGTATAAGGAATATCCAACTATACCCGGGGAATCATGGGTGCGAATATATAATTCAGAAAACACACATGGGCATTGGGAGATATCTGATATGAACCGCGTAAAATACGTTACCGCCAAAGGTGTTGATAATGTACTTTCCGGAGATCGCCTCAGGTTGAATGGAAATGGTTATCCGATGATCGGTATCAACGGGAGGGATTGGTTGTGTCATATTCTGGCATTCAAATCATTCTTCCCCGCGGAATATGCTATGAAAAAAACAGAAGAGATTATACTTCACGAGGATGACGATAAACTTGACTTTCGTCCACAAAAACTTAGAGTTGGTACGACATCCGTGAATAGTAAAGATGCTCACTCTAATGGGAAATATGACGGTAAGAAATCAATGCGGATGAAATGTGCATCATACGTCAACGGGAAGTTAGAAAAGGAACATAGTAGTCAATCGGATGCCGTGATATATTTGAAATCGGTAGGATACGAAAAATCGAGCCGAAGTGGAGTAAGACAAGCTTTACAAGAGTTTGTTAAGGGAAATGTGATAACACGATATGATCGTACATGGCAAGTCATTTGATACTGACATCATATCGTCAAAATGCGTTATAAAAGACATCAACAATATGTAAAAACCAATAAATAATACAATGAGCTTCGAGTCAATCCTTTCCCATCCTCTGGATGCTTTCCAAATGGAAGGTGTCAAAAGCATGAGCGAAAACCATTCTGTTATGGTGGCAGCTCCTACGGGGTCGGGAAAGACAATCTTCGCCGAATACGCGTGGTATCTCTCGCACGAAGAGGGGACAAAGATGATCTATACCGCTCCATTGAAGGCTATCAGCAACCAAAAGTTCAATGATTTCAAAAAGAAGTTTGGCGAAGAAAATGTCGGGATTATCACCGGTGATGTCGTGGTTAATGAAAACGCAGACTTGCTCGTGATGACGACGGAAATTCTTCGCGCACTTGTATTCGCTCGAGATGGCCGTTTGAATGACGTGAAATGGGTGGTCTTTGATGAGATCCATTACCTCAACGACCCTTCACGCGGCTCAGTGTGGGAAGAGACTTTGATCCTTGCCCCTGATACGATGAGAGCGGTGTTTCTATCGGCAACCGTCCCGAACGCTAAAGAATTCGCAAACTGGTTTGGCGGACTGAAGAACCACCAGGTCGACGTCATTTTCACCGCAAAACGTCCGGTCCCTCTGAGCTTCCATGTCATCGATAATAACGAAATAAAGGACATAACAGAGTTCGATAAGATCAAAAATGATGCCCCCACCGTGATTGACAAGAAGCTCGTGAAGCTTTTGCAGGACAACCAGATGACGCCGAGCATCTTTTTTTCTTGCAACAAGATCCGGATCGAAGCACTGGCGAATCGTCTTTCCAAAGAAGGCGATATTGTGTCTGTATACGAGTCCAAAAATATTAAGAAGACATTCGAAGACCTGCTCAGGAAGTATAAAATCCCAGAAGAGTACACATTCCATCAAAAATACATGGGGTATGCCACCGAGGGTATTGCTGTTCACCACGCTGGAATGCCCCCTTACGTGAAGGAGATCATAGAGATGTTGTTTTGCAAAGGAATGCTGCCCATTCTTATCTCAACGGAAACCTTTGCCGTTGGGGTTAATGGTCCTGCACGGTCGGTGGTATTCGAAAGTCTCCACAAGTTTGACGGTTCAGAGCATCGGATGTTCAAGGAATCAGAGTTCGTCCAGATGGCAGGACGCGCGGGTCGTCGTGGCTTTGATACCGAGGGATCTGTGTTCGTGCTGTACGATCCCACCGTGCCGAAGAATACGATCGCAAAATTGGTTGTCGGGAAACCAGAGGCACTTCGGTCTTCGCTCAAAATGTCTGCAGGGTTCGTGCTGCGCTGCATGCAGAGGAACATCGACGTGGAGGATGTCATCAAAGGCACATTTGACTCATTCGTGGTCTTCAAACCAACCGAGACAGATCTCGCACAGGGGCGTCTCTTCGAAAGCAAGTGCAGGTTATGGTCTCAGCTGCTGTCTCTGGCTGACATCTGGAAATTCGTCAAGACCGGGATGAAATGCACGATGAAGTCTGGAGAAATGGGAGTTATAAAGGAAGTGTCATCTAATGGCGCATACAAGGTTCTGGTCGGAGATGATACCATGTCTTCTGGAATCACCGAGATAGACATGAAGCTAGACATGAAGATCAAGAACTTCGACAGCGCGTTGATTCTGTCGAAGCTGAAGAAGATTGGACAAGTGGCACGGCCAGTGAAGTATGACGACATTGTGGAATATATTCAATCGGCTTACACCAACCATGGGCTTCTCGACGATTACCGCGAATACAATAAGTGGCTGGAAAGCGAGAACCTTTGCAATGGGACGCTGCTTACTCCTCTCGGGGAGATTGCTGCTTGTATTGGTTCAATTTGCCCTGCACTGGGCGCCAAACTTTTGGCCGAAGACATCATAGACGAAGATATCGCGGCGGCAGTAGCGACGTTCTCCGCTGCTCGGGATAACTCATCCTCCGGGAAATCGTTCAAAATCCCTTTCGCGGACTACTGCCCGTTCTCTCTGGATTATGATCTAGTCGATGGAGTGAAGAAATGGTTCGCAGGAGAGTCAATCGAAGACATCTGCAAGGCAGGAAACATGTTCGAGGGAAATCTGATCTCGTGCATCACGCAAACGAGGAACGCTGTCGCCGAGCTTATCACCGCCGGCGGACCTAATGAGAAACTACAACACATCCACGAGCAGCTCAACCGCGGGGTGGTTAAATTTGGGTCTTTGTATCTTTAAAAGCATATGTAAATAACACACATGGTCGAAATGTCAGTTTGTCGATACAAAGGATTATACATCGAAATAATCACGAGGGAATCCCATCAACCAAGTAACCCAATGAGCAGAAACATACCATCCCATCTTACCCCCTTCAGAAAAAGCAACCATCGCTGATAACATTTTGGCGGAACGCTCGGTCAATGTTCTTGGACTTTTGCTATGCCTTAACATATATGTCGGAGTCGCCCAATATTTGGCGATTATATTTTCCTTTACTATTTTTGTAATATCGCATCTCACCGCGAACGATTCTTCGTTATTTCTCGGTGAAATGACGATGTTCATAGGAGGAGTCTTCTGGTGACTCAATTTAAACGTTGTTATTTCTCCATTGACAGAAAACCCATTCTTCTCATTGGTTTTCCTTTTTAAAGTAGACAAATTTACAAGCGTAGAAAACGCATATCTGATTTGATCTGGAACGACGGCATTTCCCAGAAAACCAAGTAAATTCCTGTTATCTACTGAGTATTTTTCTACTTGCCTCTCTGGCTCGTTCACCGTCCAATCAAACTTGTTGACATCGGGAATATAAATTTTTGTATCGACAAATCGCTTGTTCAACAAACAAAACCACCTCTTACGCTGGTGAAGAGCTCCGACGCACGTCGCCTGGCAAGTAATCCATCTGCAATCGTATCCAAGCTCATCGAATGCATCCACAACCACCCTAATGTTTTTTGGCGTGGATAGAACATGTGAATTCTCGAGGAATAGATACTTTGGTTCGCACTCCTTCGCAATTCTGACAACTTCTCTAAACAACCCCGATGCTTCGTGATCAAACCCGGTTCCGTGTCCTGCAACTGAAAACCCAGTGCATGGCCATCCCGCGGTGATTATGTCTACATTCCCCTTCCATCCTGTTGCATCAAATGTACACACGTCGTCTAATACCGGGATCTCTGGATGCTTTTGTTCCAAGAACCCCCGCGCGTCTGTATTTTTTTCGACAAACAATAGTGGTGTTACTATGCCGCGCAGTCCGTATGTGATTCCCCCGATCCCACTAAAGAGATCCAACGCGCGAAGCATTTATATACATATCGATAACAATTGTGCGCTTTTTGCGAACATATTGACACTTCTGTGTATTAAGCAGGACGTTTCTGTCTGGATTCCAAAAAAATCAAAGATGCACTGCGGAATGCCTCTTTGTCTGGCCATGCCTGAAGAATCTGTGCGCATTCTAGCCTCACTCTTGTTTCTCATAATGTCATTCGTGGCAATTGTAGGTCTCGCATATATAGTCACGTTATTGTGATATTGACAAGCTAATGTATTTAACAGGGCATCATGACGGTAATGTAAAAATGAACGCACAGTTTGTGGCCGCATGTCTTATGCTCTTCGTCGGAGTGGCTGGATTCGTGACGATTCTTACTCTGGGTCTCGTTTATAAATTCGGACTAGTAATGATCGGTCTATTGGTATTTTTTTTCGTAGTTTCGATTATTGGACTGGTAACCGTCGTGAATAAATGCGGTGATTCTGAAGATGAAAATGTTGGGTTGTCCTGCTGGCACGGGGTTTAAGATAGATGCTGCAAATACCATGGTATAATTTCTTCCTTTTTCTTCTTTGGCAACAAACACTCGATCTTCTTTCTTGGCTGGGTGTATGATTTGCATGCAAAATGTGCAAATGGATTGACTTTGGGCTCATGTCTTGGAACGGTGACTTCGGGAACTTCGGCATCTAATGGAATCGCGGGCGAATCATTAAACTTTATATTGTATCCGTTTTTTATAGAATCGTACTCCAAAATGTAATTATTCTCCCAGTAATCCAAATATTTCACAGGAACATCTCGTTTGAGCACAGATGCGTACACCTCCTCGGGTTGATATTTATTCAGCGCATTCTTCAATTTCACACAGCCAGAGTCGTCCCTGCGATGCTCACGCATTCGAGCGAAGATCGTCCGCTTGGTTTGGCCAATATAACATTTTTTATTAGGAAATTCAATTTTATAAATGATTCCGGTCTCGTCTTCGAGAATGATCATAATTTTTACATAGTAATTTATTATATCTTAAATTATTAAATAAAATGGGTTGCCTCTGTTTCGGACCTAGAGACAGAACCATCAAGGTTTTCGAGAAAATGACGTTCGATGAATTCTACGATAAGTTTTTAGAAGTTATAATTCCGCCAAACATTTCCAAAAAGCGCTTCATGTATGCGAATAGATATCGGCGACTATTTTGGAACAATATGATTCATAGTGGTCACAGAGTATACATTCCCAAGTTTTAGCATATCGTCAAAATGAAGTATAAATAAAGGACATTATGTACTAAATTAAAAAATGATTCTCTCTCGCCAGGGGGCTACAATTAAAATTAGCGATCTTTCTGAGAAAGAAAAGAAACTTGTGAACCGCGAACTCTTCGTAGCTCCGGTCACTCTTAATGACGACTTCCCCAAGAAATTTAAAGTTTTTAAGAGAAATGACAGCCATGTTGTAGTTCCACGTTATTGGGCCTTGGAAAACTTGAAACATCTACAAGTGACGCACGAGTATGGGAACATACAACCCATGAACCAGGTGGTTAAATTCACCGGTTCGCTCCGGAAGGAACTGAAGCAATTTGAAGCGACTGATGCTTTGCTCAAGCAACTTCGTAGCATTGGCGGAGGAATTCTGTCACTCGACACTGGATTTGGCAAGACGGTATGTTCTATTTACACTGCATGTCAGTTGAAGGTGAAAACTATGATTCTTGTTCATAAGAAATTCCTCGAAGAACAATTCGAAGAAACCATCAAACGGTTCGTTCCAGACGCGAAAATTTCTAAGGTCCGGGGCGATTCTTGTGATATCTCGGGTGACTTTATCATCGCATCAATCCAAACACTGATGGTTAGGAAGTACACCGAATTCGATGGAATTGGGTGTCTGATAGTCGACGAGAGTCATCATATCGCGGCAGAAAGTTTTTCTCAGACAATGTTTGGTATTTCTTTCAAATATGTTATTGGGTTGTCTGCTACGCCAACGAGGAAAGACGGGCTTACACGTCTCCTCCATTGGTTTATGGGGACTACCGCCTACGAAGTTCGCAGGACCCAACAAAAAAACGTGTGCGTGAAGATAATCCCGTTCACCCACGCAGAATACAAGAAGCCCCCTCCTGTCAATAAACGGGGAGATATCTGCTATACGTCGCTCATAACCAAGATCTGTGAAATTCGAGACAGGACTCTTTTTATTGCGGAAGAAACTAAGAAAATCGCGGAAACTGGGCGATATGTGCTGGTCCTGAGCCATCGACGCCAGCACGCCACAGAAATAAAAGACATCCTCGTGTCTTTTGGAATCGACGCTGCGACTTATCTCGGTGGGGACAAGGCCGAACCCGATTCGCAAGTAATATGTGCTACATATCACCTGGCGTCTGAGGGATATGACAACCCGCGACTTTCAGGTCTGGTTCTGTCTACGCCGTCGAGTGACGTGGTACAAGCATGTGGACGCATCCTACGTGGCGGCAGTGGAAACGATCCTGTGGTTGTTGACATTGTTGATCAGTATTCGCTTTTTCTCGGGCAGGTCGCAAAGCGAAAGACTTTTTATAGAAAGATCGGGTTCAATATGGGAAAAGACACCGCCCCCGCCCCGAAGATAGAAGAACAACTTGAATCATTGTTCATCGACGATGACTGATATTGACAAGACAATTAACTTATAGAATACTCGTGTAAATACTGTAAAAATGACTTTGAGTGAAATACGCAAGAACGCGATAGAAACACTGCATACTGGAACAATCGTTGATCAATACAAGTGGAATGTTTTTTGCACTATGTTGAAAACGTTTCCGTGTTCCGATGATTTCTCCGCGAACGATTTGTTCAAGGTAATGACCCAATGTTGCAGTACGTGTGAAAAGGATATCTATCACCATGAGGAGGAACACGGACCGTGCTGTGGCGAGTGTGCAAAGGAAAAGGAAACATCGGAGGATATTGTACCGTTTATCATGAAGGAATATTATCACGCTCATAAGAGATATTATGACGACGATACAGATATATGGTTCGCACAAGGCGATACTCCCGTCGTATATCGTTACGAGGTTATCAAGTGTTTGACACACGGGCTTGATTTATATGAGTTATGCAAAGATACCTGCACGATCTGTAACCGTATTATATCCCCTGGGGAAGTTGAAAATAATTTGAGTTACATAGTGTGATTTCATTTCGAAAGTTATGCGAATAGCTTTAGAAACTAAGTTGTGAAATTATGTAATAAATTACTCGAACTGTTCGAAGTCGCTGTCGTCACCATCCTCATCGGGAGCGGAGGCGCCAACCACGTCCTTGACATTCTCCTCGAAGTCTTGGAGACCAGTCTGCACCTCCTTGACAAAGCTGGAGGAGGCGCCGGACAGAATAGGCTCCACTTCGGAGTCGAGATCCCTGGCCACGTTTTGGGCATACACACTGGAAGCTAGGACACCCTTCTCTACCTCGGTCTCACTGTCCTTGGAGGACATCTTCTTCCAGATGAAGAAACCGCCGATCAGGACGAGGAGGACCACTGCGAAAATAACTGGCTTGGGCACTGAACTGATAAACTCCTGGATTTGCTCGACGAATTGCATCTCGTATATATTTACATATCTATTTTTATTTTGAAAATAAACGCATAAGAATTAATATTCATCATTAATAACATAAGCATCGTCGGTGTATTCGTCCTCAAAGATGTAATTGTCAGAATCCTCGAACGCCGCCATCTCTTCGTCGTAAGTCATGTAAGGCTCCTGCTCCTCATATACCCCCTGGTCAATCTCGCCATACTGCTCAGACTCAGAGTCGTACTCGTTGTAGTAAGAAGGCGAAGACATTGTGAATGTTAATTAATTATACATTTGGAGTAACTCGGGTTTCCTTATATAGATATATGGCAAATGTCATTTGACCCCGGCAATGTCATTTGATCCCTGTATGACATGTCATCCTGAATATTCTAACCAAAAAAATATTGATTCTAAGTATAATGTGGAAATTCTTGTTATTGGCAATGTTTGTAGCGATTGCGGTCCTTGTGATCAGAAAACAGCAAAAGCGGAAAAATCCCAGAACCGCTGAAAGTAAACAGCTAATAGAAAAAGTTGATGTTGCAGATATATTTGGGGAAGACTTGTTAGATCTATCTCAGAAATACTCTGGATAGGACGTTGACCGCGAGGACGGTGATGCAGATTTGCTTGGTCTTTTTTTGCATGTTTTTCATTTCGTTCTCAAAAGACTCACGCATCATTTTCATCTCTGTCTCAATCCCCTTCCCATGGCTGTCGATTATTCCGTGCATAACACGAATCTCCTCTGTTACCGCATTCCCGTGATAGTCGATCTCGGCCCCGATGCCGGCAATTTTGCTGGGGAAAGAAATAATGGAATTCATTTTAGTTATTCTTATTATTCTTATTATTCTTATCATTATTTTCTTGAATTTTTGCCACAGATAAAGCAACACTCGAAGGGCGTCTGATACGAGTATTCCCCTCGGTGTCATAAATCCTGTATGACATCAGTATGTCGAACAAATCTTCTGCGTCCGGTAGTTCTTCCATAACTTTCTTGAGGATTTTCTCCCGTTTTTCCACGTTCTTCAAGGCACCGATTCTTTTCTCTACCTTATCCAGGTAGTCTGCAAGATCTTCGGCTGCTTCTTTCTTGATTTCTTATTGGGTTTTCTTTTTAGGAGGTGTCGTAGAATACTTGGTCGTGAAATATTTAGATATAAATATCTTTTCAATGACGTCATCCGATGTTGTTGGTGCATAAAATTTTACCCAACTCTCGGCCCATTCTATTTGTTTTTCGACGCAATACGTGTATCTAATCGTCATTTTCATCTAATATGTAATATATCCAAATATTTATTTAAACAATGAAAAGACGGTTTGTCGATACAAAGTGAATGCTATATCAACAAAAAAATGATTTAACAAATGTGGGATTTGAACGACAAGAATGTCGGTTATTCCAATCCCATCTGATGTCAATATTTCTACACTTCACCCCCGCGTGGTTGATCTGTTCCGGAAACCCCAATATGCCCAGCGTACCCCCGAGTGGTATGAAGTAAGAAAAACTCTAATGACAGCGTCGGAGTCATCATCGGCCCTTGGTATCAAACCGTTTGCGGGATTTAAAGGATGTCCTCGCGAAGATCTTCTCATGAAAAAATTGAACGTAGTACCAGTTCTCGGCATGGCGCTTCAGCATGGTGTGAAGTACGAGACAGAAGCAGCAGAGTTGGCAATGAACATCCTCGGGGAAAGAATGTTCGAGTTCGGGTTGGTCGTGCACGATGAGTACCCATGGCTTGCGGCATCACCAGATGGGATCACTGCCAGAGGGTATTGTGTGGAAATCAAGTGCCCTCTTCGGAGAAAGATTATTCCAGGGGAGGTGCCCCATCATTATTATCCTCAAATTCAGGTTCAAATGGAAGTGTGCAACGTCGATTTCTGTTATTTTATTCAATATAAGCCGGGGTTCATGAATGATGGTGGGAAGCCGTTCATTGACATCGTGGTCGTGGAAAGGGACCGCATGTGGTTCGAAGCTCGCAAAGATATCTTACTTGGGTTTTATACCGAACTCATGGAGCGCAAGAAAACGCACATATCAGTTACCGAAGAAGCGAGCATCACCGAAGATATCGCAGAGTGTCTCTACGACGTGGACCGTGAACCATACGAAAGAGAATACGACGATTCCGAACCAGAAGTTGCCATCGAGTGCGTAATTTCTGAAGATTTGTATTAATTTTTAAAAAAAAATAATATTTAGGATTACATATAAAGATTATGTTTGAAAATGTTGCAATCAGGATTCTGGTCGGTGTTGTAATAATCGCGCTCGGCTTCATGGTACTCAAATTTATGAGCGCAGACAAGGAACAAACCATAGTAGAATACAAGGCACCTGCTTTCAGAACAAAAGAAATACGGTCAAAGATGAACTTGCCCAAAGGCATCCTGAAACGGACTGGCGCGCCATCCACCCAAAACAACGTTTCGTTCGCGCCCTCAGCGGTAGACGCTACGATGTCCGATTATGGTGCATGGGACACCAATCGGAACTCGTCTTCCGGAATCATGAATCAACTCAATAATGTCGATGCCCTGACATCTGGGCAAATGACCCCAATGGCACCGCCCCCGATGGCATCGTCGGTCAACCAACTTCCCTCCATACCCCTCCTGGATGGTTATTCCGGCGATGATGGCGATATGTTTGGCAGCGATCTTTGATTTATTCTATTTTCTTTAATATTTGCGACATTCGTGAAGCACCCAACTTAAATGCCTTTTTCAAAACTTTCGGATTTTTGAAATCGAGCACCGTAATTTTTCCAACATCGATCGACAGAACATTGCTATCTGGCGAGTACCTGTCGCGCGTAGATATTGCAATTAAGCTTGTGAAAAATTTGTCGATGCTGTTTATGTCTTTATGAGTGCTGTATTCTGCAGAATCATATCTGATACCAAGAGTGTTATGCACATTCTCCAGGTTATTGACATAATCAATAGGAAATGCGTCCGTCAAAGCGCCATCTACGTAGACTTCTCCCTCGTGGCGAACGGCAGAAAAAAAGATTGGAAGGCTGCAACTCATGCGAATCGCTTTTTTCACGTCGAAGTCTGGGGTATTGGTAGGGGAGAAATACTTGGCCGACAACGTTGACATATTCGTCGCGCAAATGATCAACGTGATACCAGTTTCGTCGTAGATGCTCTTGAACGTGTGAGACTTATCCCCGAGCACGATGTCAATCCACCTATACAAATGGGCACCTGTATCAATGCCGAACGCATTAGAGAAATTACCAATGTCAATAGACGGTACGTACGTTTCGTTAGCGAATGCTTTGCACATTTCAACACAGTTTCTGTTCAAAGCCACCCCAGTCGCGACAATCGCCCCCGCAGAAGTTCCTGCAACAGTTTTTAATTCTTTCAGGTGCCCGTTTTTCCCGAGGATGTGTATCGCCCCTAGACCCGCCATGGATTTTGCCCCTCCGCCCGCGATGACAAGAGAGTCTAGGTTCCTCACGGAAATATTACAGGGTTTTACGGTTGCCATTCTTGTCCTACGTCTACATTTTTTTAAACTATGTGGAACGCATAATGTCATTTGACCCCGGGGGCAGAAAACTCTATATAATATAGATTCTGGTGACCCGCTGATCACCTCAACTTTACTAACACACAATTTATGTTCTCCTGTCTCTTTGGCTCCTGCTTCAAGAGAACCAAGAACATGGTGCTCACTGTTGACGAACTCCTCAACGCGACGGAACCCGCTATGGGCGGTGCTAATGATATCCAAAGATACAAAAGTATTAGGAAGATCGGAACCGGTGGGTTCGCCAAGGTGTGGAAAGCGATTGATACCCACACCAAAGAATACGTGGCGATGAAGGTTTCTTCTTCGAGTTATACAAATAACGTACTGGAGAAGGAGTTTTTCATCCTCAGGAAATTGAACAGCCCTCATATCATATCGCCAATTGCGTTTTATTACGACCGTCGTGCGCTGACGACCACGCACATGATTATCCCTTTTATGAAGAAAGATTTATATACACATGCCGTCGAGGAAAAGCGGTATATGAGTGAGGAGGAGCTCAGGAAACTTGTGATCGACATCGCGAATGCCATCAAGCATGTCCATGAACTGGACCTTGTCCACAGGGACATCAAGCCAGAGAACATCTTGATTGATGATAATGGAAATTACGTACTGTGTGATTTCGGACATGCTGAGCATGACAACTCAGTGAGTTTGGAAGGACTGAAGGGTTCTCTTTTCTACATGGCGCCAGAAGTCGCATCTGCCCATGTGAAAAAGAACAGGAACACAATTCCATTTTCCATTGGAAAACCAATTGATATCTTTTCCTTTGGAATGACGCTGCACAATGTTGCCACCCTGTCCATGGGAGGGGCAAACCCAAGCAATAAGTTGGAGATTAATTATATCGATGAAATCTCACGGTTTGATATGATGCCCCAGGTTGATGACCTTACCGACCGTTCCGATACATTCAGGGACCTGCTGAAGATGATGCTTTACCGGAGCCCGATTGCGCGAATCACGGTTGAGGAGATCCTTGAGCACCCATTCGTGACCGGAAAGGATGCCATATTGACATCAGGTCCTATGTAATCCAAAAACCATGTAACCAAATCATAAATTAAAATGGAAGCCGTCGCCCTCGCAGATCTCGCAGCCACAGAATTTGCAACGAGTGTCATAAATGAAATTGCAAAGAAGAAGAAAATGAACGGAATGGCGATCGCGCCATTTATCCCAGGGGTAACACATGACCACCCCCCTTGTGATTTTGTAGTAGAATCATGTGCATACTGCGCGCGCAAAGGTAACATTTTTTCAGAAGATTACACTGAAGATTACACTGGCAAAGACGCGGATGATATCATTTGCAAGTATAGAACCAAGATCTTGAAAATATTCGAAGAAATGGAGAAAGAGATCGCTGAAATTACGGATACAACTATGAACCATACACATGATGATGACGATGAAGACCTCGAACGTATGCTCATGGAGGGGCTTATGTGAAATTACTTGGGCCAATTGCACACGCCGATCGAAGTGTCCCAGAGAGTTCCCTCGGCACATGGCATCTGAGTTGGAGTTGTCCGCCCTGGTTCGCAAATGCTGAAGAATGCATCCTGGTCGGTTCCAAACGGCTCGCCTCCTTCGACCCCAGAGCATTCACCAGACGGGGCGGGTCCAGGGGCGGGCGTTGGAGCAGGCTTTGGTGCGGGCGTTGGAGCAGGCTTTGGTGCGGGCTTCGGCGCGGGCTTCGGCGCGGGCTTAGGAGCGGGCTTTGGTGCTGGGTTTGGCGCTGGCTTAGGGGTGGGTTTAGGGAAAGGTGTCGGCGCGGGCTTAGGGGCGGGTGGAGTAGGTATCGGGGGGGTAGGCTGACCCCCCTTCTGGATTTTCACAAACTCATAAGGAAAGGCTTCGCGTATCACGACAGTCACGTTTTCCCCTTTAACCATACGATGAGAAACTAACGTCGCAATCTCCGTTGTTATAACTCCCCCGGGAATAGTATATTGAACTTCGACTCGGTTAGGGCTAATTACTTTCATGATTCTCCCAGGAGTAACACGCGTTTTTACGGGCGCAGGTGCGGGCTTAGGTGCAGGTGCAGGTGTAGGCGCGGGTGCGGGCTTAGGTGCAGGTGCAGGTGTAGGCGCAGGTGCTGGGGTTGGTGCAGGTGCAGGTGCAGGCGCAGGTGCAGGCGCAGGTGCTGGGGTTGGTGCAGGTGCGGGGGTTGGCGCAGGTGCTGGGGTTGGCGCAGGTGCTGGGGCAAGAGCACTTGCACATTCCTTGGAAGATGCACATTGTTTCTCCCCCTGGTCATCATCCCAATTGCGGCCTGTGTCAAATGTACCGTCTGGACATTTCCATTCTGTTCCTGCAGACTGTCTTGGAGAATATGTGCATTCTTTCTTTTTGAAAAAGGTCGTGTAGATGAAATAAATTGCAATAATGGCAATGACGACGAGCGCTATGATGATGAATATTTTCATCTTTCCAAAACCAGTTGCAACGCCTACGGAGCCTTTTCCCATGCCAATAGCAGTTGTAAGTCCACCGAGCGCAAATGCCTTGGCCGTTGATGCAACATTTTCTCCAGTTACACCTCCGACAGACAACCCGGTTGAGGGCGCGGGAGTGTTTCCGAAGTTATCGTTTCCGAAGTCATTTCCAAAGTTGTTTCCGCCGAAGTTGTCGTTTCCAAAGTTGTCCCCGCCAAAGTTGTCGTTTCCAAAGTTGTTTCCAAAGTTGTTTCCAAAGTTATTGCCTATATCATTTATTACCTTTTCCGCGGCCATTTCTTAATATAATACTACTATTATTATTATTTATTTTGTTTTTGTTCCTTTTTTTTAGAATACGCTTGGCATATCGGGTACTGAAACCGGGGG